TTCAGGACATTGTTCCAGAACCACGTTAAGGCCCCGCAAATGGCGTCAACAGCGGGTTTGAGGAAGTTGTATATGGCTTGCCCGATGGCGTTTATGGCGTTTCTGAAGGGCTCGCATGTCGTGTAGGCCGTAACTAAAATACCTATTAGCGCGCCTATCCCGGCTATAGCGAGCACAATTGGGTTGGCTGCGAGGAAGCTCACGGCCCCGCTAAGCGCCTGCGTCACAGCGCTGAAATTCTGGACAACCGATATTGCGCCGGAAACCATTGAAATTATCGAAGGAACAACGGAGACAGCAAAATGCATCATCACAGCGTTCGCATGGTCTTGTGACATTTGAACCCTTTCCACGGCCAGCTGATACCTTTCCTGCGCCATCTGAAGCTCCTTAGCCGCGGCTTGAGCCTTCTCGCTTTCAGGCCCATATTTGGCTACAGCCTCGTTATACTTGTTCTGGGCGGCCTCAACAGCTTCAGCGGCTTTTTGAACCGCATATTGGGCTTTTTCCACGTTGTAGTTTGCCCTTTCAATATTACTCAAGCCCACATAGAGGCTTAAGCCTGAACCCGCGAGCCCGCTAAAGCCCAAAGCCAAATCCTTCGCCGAGGCTGATGTTGCTTCTTGGGCTGCTTGAACATCCTCATTTGCGCTTTCGATTTCAGCCATAGTCTCCGCTGTCTCATCGCCCAACTGCCGAACGGCAGCCAAAGCCTCGTCGACTTTGGCCGTTATGCGCATTTCAAGCTCTTGGCTCATCAGCTCTTTCCTCGACTATAATACCAATTCAGCCATGAAACGAGAAACCTGAACTGGAAAAGGCTTAAGCTGCCAATATATTCAAGCGGGTAGCCGAATTCATGGGCTATTAGGCCTATGTGCTGGGCGTCCTCTTTTGCTCTAAGCCAATCGTCAAGGTCTTCCCAGCTAAAAAACCCATGTCTTTCGTTAGCGCCATCATAAGTTTAGCTGCAACATCCAATGGCAGGGCTTTGACTTCTTCAAGGGTTAAATCCTTGTTCGCTTTATGAAGCATCAGCCAAAGGGTCATTATTCCACGCTCTTCCGGCGTTTTACACTTCGTCAGCTCAAGGCTGTCCGCCAATGTTAAGACGCCGTATTCGACAACCCCAAGCCCTTCAACCTCAACCCTGCGAATTTCCAGGCTACCTTGGACTAAAGCCTTAACGTCGAATTTGGCGGCTTTTTCGGCCTTTTCCCGCTCGTATTCCTCGAGTTTTTTGGCGTATTCTTCCACTTTTCCACTCATTTTTATCATCTCCCGTTTCCCATAATCTTACGTTTTGAAACTTTCCTTCTAACACGTTCAAGCTTACTTTTCCCACTCATTTTGAGAGCCTCCCGTAAACGTGGTTTTAATGCCAAAAATAGGGGAATTGGGATTAGAGGTTGGTGGGACTTTGACAAGCTTCAACCTTTTTGCAGAAACAGTTTGGTAAACAACTTTTAAACCTTTACAGTCCCTGATAACCATTTGCTGCAGTTTCTCAATCTCCCGCAGAGGACCGACAGCTATCAAGCCGAAATTTAGGATTACGTCTTTGTTTTTATCCAATTTTTCCATAAAATTTCCTCCATGAAAAGAAAATTAGGGTTTTTATGATTGTGTTGTGAACGTTATGCCGTTGCCTTCGCCTTTAACGGACTCCATGATGACTCCTTGCTGTTCGACGGTTAGCTCCCAGCTTGTGAAGATGACGTTGGTTATGTCTATTTGCGGCTTGCCTGTGCCTGTTCCCTGTGGAAGCACACTTATAGTTACCGCTGTTCCATTTAGGACGTTGTTGGCGTATGAGCTGTCAATGTATGCTTTTTTAATGTTGACTTTGAAGCTTTTGTTTCCGCTGGTTATCACCGCCGGTCTGTCTGGGTTTGTTCCGCCAATGAAATATTCCTTGATTAGGTCAACATCGATGCTGACGCTTACGCTTTTGCAGAATCCAATCGCAGTTGTTCCCATCTTTATCACGGCTGTCGTGCCGATTATTGGGGTCGACATTTTACACGCTCACCTCTTTCATACGAGTTCTTTACTTGCGGGCCACCCGCTTGTGATGGCCCTCTACAAGCTCTCCCATGTTTGATTGATTGCTTCTCCCATTGCAAAAACTAAGAGAGGGAAGTTTTCTTGAATTGCGCGGGTCAAGAAATATCTTGGCGCAATGTAACGTGTCCCATATTCTTGGAAAATGGCATAATAAACATAAGCGCCCACACGTAACACTAAATCGCGTGTAACGGTTTGGTATATGCTTGCCCTCAAGGCTCCGGTGCGGACAGGCGCGTAGGCCCTCGCACGCACAACGATTTGCCTTCCGATTTCGCCCAAAGCTTCCGCAAACTTTTCCCGTAGCTGTTCAGGCATTTGCCTCAAGGCTTCGGCGAAAGCCTCAACCTCTGAAGGGTCAATTTGGATTTTAACAGTCAAGCCAAGCTCACCATTTTGACTTGAAGGCTCAGCCGAACCAAATCCGGGCTCTCGTTCTTGTTGAACTCTCGGGTAATATCGGCATATCCAAACCCGCTTGGCGTGGACGCCTTCAAAATGCGGTAAACCTCGCCGCGCATGTTTTCCCTCACGGCGACCGCGCTGCTCACGGACGTTGAAACCTTTACGAGGATGTCAACCATAACGTTCTGTTCAGCCAATAAAACGCCTTTAGCCAACACTCGAACGTTTGCAGCAGTCATAGGCGCGTAACAGGCTACAACATAGTTTTTCGCCATCTTCGCGAAGTCGATTGCTTCAACCTTGCTTTTAGCCCAATAAATGTCCGCCTTAGAGGGGCTTGAAAGACTCCAGTTGTCCTGCAAATGCTGGCATAAAACTTCAGCTGCGTCCGCCATCAGCTACTACACGGCTCCACCTCGTAAATTTCGGCAAGCTTCTCAATATCCACGCCCGGATCCAAAATTGTGACGCGCCCGTTAAGCTTCAACTTCACGTAGTTTTTGAACGTCATGGACTGATCAGCCCACCCCTATATTTCGGAACCTCTTCAGCAGCCGTGGCCTCTGCAGCTTTAACAGGCGTTGTCAAGTTAACCAGCTGGCGGACGAAATCCTCCTGGAAGCCCTTTATTGTTCGTTCAATGGCTTCCGCGTATGGACCAGCTCTCGCAACACGCAAATCACCCAAGAAATAGTCGAAGGCCCCTATCATGGCTCCGCCAGACGAAACCACAAGGATTCGTATGCAGGCCAAGTCTATGACAGCCATTTTTGCAACTGGATATTTGGGGTCGTCTGCTGTCAGATCCCTGCCCAGCAAAGCGTTTATGTAAGTATTCGCGAAGTCCAAATGCGCTTGGAAGCTCGCCTCGGCAATTGTAAGCCCGTAAACCGTGTAAGCATGGTTTGTGCTATCGTAAGTGGCGTTCAAAGCGTTCTGGATGTCCGTTAAGGCTGCATATTGCATAACCATTTCCGATCACACCTAAACAAAATGGGGGACTAAAAAAGGGGAAAAGGGGAGTTTTTCACGTCTACTCTTGGCCTTCAAGCCAATCGCTGTACTCCACAGCCACGCCCGCTGTCACACTTGCACCGTAAATTATGGCTGCGATAACTGCTGGCGTGAAGGGCAACGGAGCAATTGCTGAAACAGCACTTGCCAGCAAGAATATGGCGACCGCAAACAGCAAACCTAAAACGTTACCGTAGATTAAGCCTTTGACAACTCTGAACAACACCCTTTTAGGCTTCTTGTTTTCGGACATTTTCAACTCACCTCACTTTTGTTCCGCCAACCCCGCTTGTGGGCTGGCTTTGAAACAAAAGAGGGGAAACTGGAAAAGAAAATTAGGGACGTTTAGCTTGTAGACAGGCCTGTGAACTTGACGATTGCCTCACCGTAAGTGACACAGGGCGCATACCTCGTTGAAAGCACCACTTCGACAGCGTCAAACTCCTTCTTGATCTCCACGTCGGTTGTCAATGGTCGCTTGATAACGAAGAACCCGAGGGGCGCGTATGCAGCTGACACGTTTTGTCCAGTGCTGAGGATGTATGCTGTTCCTGCCGGTATGACTGGGCTGACGTAAACGTTCATGCCGTAGATTGTTCCGACAGCCCCGGTCTGGATGACTTCCTCGCCATAATAAGCGTATAGCGAGAACTGGGGCAAGTAATAGACATCTCTTGCGTTTATCGGGTTCAAAAGTATGGTGTCTGGTATCAAGCCGTAGCTTTCAATTGTGGCTTTTGCTTTCAGAATATCCTTCGTCCCAAGCCCACCTGAAATGGTGAACTCGGTTCCTGTGGCTGAAAGGCTTGTGCCTGTTGCAGTGAAGCTGTTGGCTGCAGCAGAATCAATGACTGATTGGCAGTCTTTGTCGATGGTGTAAGCCATACGCCTTGCAAGCCTTCTCAATTGGTCCTCGATGACTGGAATGTAAAGGTCCTCTATGCTTTCTCGCGTTATCCTTTCTCTAAGGCCCTTCTTATAAGGCGTTACAGTGACATATGTGTATGGCGTGTAGTCCATGGGAATTTCCGAGCCCTCCGCAATCTCGGTAATCGCAGCTGCGCGGCTTCCGCTTTGCTTCACGAATGTTGCGGTTTTACCCGCTACTAATGGAAACTCTGGAAACAGTTTTTTAACGACAAGGGCGGGCATTGTCAACTCGATTATTTTCTTGTGCAAGGCTGGATACGCTATTGCGCCTGTGTCAACCCCCCATGTGAAAGCGTCTCGACTTAACGCCATGTGTTATCACCCCGATTATGGTGTTAAGCAAACTATTTGTTGGGCTACTGCAACCAAGATTACGTCGCCGTCAGCGCTTGCAGCTTCCAAAGCTATGCCAACAATGAAGCTTGCGCTGAAAGTGTATGTTGCTGTTCCGCCCTCGTTTACGGATTGGTCGGCCACGTCTGCCGGGACAACTTTGCTGCCTGCTCCAGCCACAACATGTGCACCTGCGGATATAGCTGCACCAGCAGTCATATAGACGATTGGACAACCCATAAGCACCGAAACCTTTGAGCCTGAAGAGGCGTTTGTGACGGCTACTCCTATAACCTTATTTGTTCTCGCTGTTGCTGGTGAAACAGTCATGTTACCGCTTATGTAAACTGGCTGCCCCTTCGTTATGGCTGCGCCTGCAGTGAAAGTAACAATAGCGCCGGGCAAACTGTAAATGTTCCCCGGAACGCGAGCTTCAAAAGACATAGATTATCACCCCGTTTTACTGGAAGCCGACAAGTTTTCTGTGGGCTTTCAGCAAGTCCTTGAACCACTCGTAGTTTCCGAGAACATCCTGCTGGACAACGTCAACAGCTACAACACCTTTTCCAGCAGAGCCCTTCTTTTTAGCCTCGCTGACAGGGGTAGGCGCTTTAGCCTCTTCAGCCTCTTCCGCTTCCTCAGCTTCTGCAGCTTCTTCAGCCTCTTCGCCCTTCTTGGCTTCAATCTCACTCAAACGCTTTGAAAGCTCGCTCAGCTTCTTGCTGAGCGTCGCCTTCTTAACGCGCTTGGCCAGTTCAGCCTCAAGGGCGCGGACTTTAGCCTCCAAAGCCTCGATTGCTTCCTCGCTGGTTTCGCCCTTGATTTGCTCCATGAGTTTTTCTAATTGCTTCATGAAGTCTTCGTATTCCACTTGTTTAGGCGAAGTTTCGCCTGGTGCAACGTTTACTGTTGCCTGCGCCACCTGCGGTGAAGCCTTCTGCTCCGCGTTAACGGACATAGGCTTCACCTCACCCGCTTTTTGAACAGTTTTTGTTTCGGGTTCTTGCAGCCCTTCCAAAGGCTTAGAACCCACATTATCATCCTTTTTAACGGATGACTGTGAAGGAGAAACAGTTAATGAAGTGGTTATGATTGCATTTTGAGGTGGTGTTATCGAAATTTGGTTTGGCATATTTGTCGAAACTTGTGTGGAAACTTGCGTGCTTTCTAAAACGCCCGATTTGGTTAAAGATTCGATTACGGCTCCCCATTGAGCCTCGTTCATGGCGGCATAGAAACCGAGCGGTTGAAAACTTGTGTTTTCGTAGGCCGGGCTTGCCACTATGCTTAATTCTCGGACAACTGGTTTGCGGACAACTTCCCATGCTCCGGGGCAAAGGTGGACAAGCCTTCCCTCTTTACGCGTGGGGCGCTTGCATTTGCTGCATTCAACTTCATCGCTGTCAACTTGGATGCTAACATGCGTAACGTAGCCCCGTATGATTTTGTCGATAAGCCTTTCGTCACCAACTTCAGCTCTGAAAAGCACGCGGTCTCCGTCAAGGCTTGCATCGACAACTTTACCCACAACCATAAGCGCTGATTCAGCGTGGTCAACGCGGAGCTGGGCTCCTTTAAGCGTGTCAACAATGTATTCAAGGTCTTCTTTTGGCACCTGCCACTTGTTCTTGTTTACGCTTGTGTCGATCGCTACTCCTTCAATGTTGATTAGGCCCTCTTTTATGGCGAACTGTGCCTTTTCACCATGCTCTAAAGCCTTGAACGGCACATAATATCGCAGCTGCATATTCCGTTCACCTCAAATTAAACCGAGAATCTTTAAACGGCGAAACTTCCGCCTTTTCTTCTGGTTTCTACCCATTTTCAGTAAACCATTGGAATTCGTTTACCATGAGCGGTAAAGTAAGCCTCTTGCCAACTTCTGAACGCCTGCCAATCTTCAAGCATGCTTTTCTTCTCCTCTTTTGGATAGTAGCCCTCGCAGCCCGGCACTGAACATGGCGGATGAGTCATACCGAGCTCCTTATAATGTTTAAGCAGGTGGTCATGTGCTTTTTTGATAGCCTCTTCTTTGCTCATGTTTACTGGTTTGATATGTGTCACGCGTGCCATGGCATTTCGCAAATGTGGAAGGTCAATGTCTCCGTTTGGCTTGTGGTGGGGCAGATGGCGCAGAGTTCTTGGAACGGTTTTGCCTTCCTCGTCCTTTTCGCCTCCAGGCTCAATCAAAGCAAAAGCCGAATCTGGAAGGTCATTGATGTATTTGGTTGTCCATTTCGCAGCTTCAAAACTCATTTTTCTTTACACCTCTCAATAATTTGATACCCGTAAATTTAGTCGATGCGGGAAATGTTCAAGTAAGCCTGTAAGAACCGTTTGCGAAGCTCGTTCCAAGCTTTAAAATCCAAAAGAAGTTGAATTTCGCTTTTCAAATGCTTCTCCAACCAGTTTCTAACGCTTTCCTTGTCTTTGAACCGCGCCTTATCGAAAATGTAATTTTGGATTTCCCAGCGGTCTGTGCCCTTAACCCTGCCCAAAGTGATTTTTACACCTTTGGTGATGGGTTTAATTCGAAACTTGTCAAACTTGTTTGGGTCTTGAACACGGTAGCGGAAAGTGTTAGTTGTCTCATCAATTCCCGGCATAATTATTCCTCTCTGTTAACGTCAACAAGCTCAAGATAGCAACGGCAATGCGGATGCAAATTGACTTTCCAGGTGTCTATCTCCTCATCCCATTGCTCGGCATTCTCAAAATAGCGGGTTGGCTTTTCATCCGCCTCGCAGACAAACTCCTGTCCGTCAAGGGCGGAGCATTCGTCGCAAACTTTTTCATCCCGCATGGTGCGGTAAGCGTAAACTTTCTGCTCACCGCGCTTTGGGAAGCCCAGAAAGACAAAACTTAACCCCTTAAAACCGCATGTATCTTTTCTAAAAGTAAGCTTGCCCTTCGCAGAGCATCTCGGGCTCTATCGTTTGATAAAATCCGTTTGTATGAGTTGAAATATGCGTCTATAAGCACTCTATAGTCGCTTGCAGCTTTAAATCCAAAATTCAATTCAACAAATAAAAGCTCGTTCTCCCTTGAAAGCCTGTTTTTTCCATATTTAGCTGCGTAAGCTTGTAATGCAAACTCTACAGCTTTAAAGGCGTTCTGGATTCTGACGGTTAAGTTTTCTGAAGGGTTAAAAGCTATCGCTGTGAACCTTTCAGAAATTTCCAGAAAACTTTTCCATTCAAGCTCTACAAGGGCTAAATTATTGTTTAACACCATTACGCCTCAAGACTGCTTGAAGCTCTTCGGGAGTGCTTATTGGATACTCCCCTGGAAAGCCAAGCTGTGTTCGGGCTTCTTTAGGTAATATTATGCCTTTATCCACAAGATCGGCAAGATATTTGGCTTTATCCGCTAATGGAGGCTCCCACAGAGGTTTCCACTTAACTTTTGGAACTTCGACACCCTCGCCAAATTCGTCTTTTATGAGTTGTTTGAAAAGGACAGTTTCAAGCGTGTCGCCAATAATCTCCTGCATCATCCTTAAACGCGTCACATATTCCTGCATTATAATTTCCGCTGTAGCGCGGTTCGTTCCCTCTGAGTAGCCCAAGAAGATTTTTGGAACTCCAAGGACGGCCTCACGCTGCCTTAACAAATAGTCAAGCCAGAATGTTACGTTAACGTCTTTGGTTAGGCTTGGAATAACATCAACGTCCACGTCTCCACGCACGAAGACATCTGTTGCTGGTTTGCGGTCTCGGAAGGCTTCAACAAGCTGTTGCAACTGCTGGTCTGTGAAGGGCCTCTCGGGCGTTCCGGCCTTAACGACAAGCATTGGCTTGGCGTAAGTGTGCACAATGACAGCCATGTCATCCTCAAGCTGGTCGATTAAAGCTTGAATTTTGAGAAGGGGCCTTAGCAGGCTTGTGCCGTAGCTGAATTCATACCACCATGACTTGGCTCCCCATTTGAAATGGCAAATATCGTCGCTTGCGAAGACTACTGGTGGGAAGGTGAGCAGTTGGATGTAGCCTAAAACTTGCCCGTAAGCGTCTCGGCGGACACGCATGTGGACAGGATCCAAAGGCTTAAGCCATTCAATTTTACCTGTTTCCTCGTTCCTACACATTTCGAGGTAGGCGTTTCCGAACACAAGCATGTCTGTGGCGATTATGCGGAGAGTTTCCAGAATGTTTTGCTCATCAAGCCAGTTTGAGAGCCATTCTCGAACGTTGTCTTCTCCGCCTTCAAGCTCGAACCCGTTGCTTATCGCCAAGTTAACCGTCACATCAATTGAAGCTTTAATGTAGGGCGTGAAAGTGTAAAGGTCCTTGTATTTCGGCAGATCCTCTATTGGAACAGCGCCCCAGAGGCGTTCCCAGTAGGCAGTATAGGGCGGGGTTATGAAACCTGCGCCTGAGCCTTTAAGCATGTATCTTGTTACGTAGCCCCACAATACGTTGTCCGCTTTCCAGCTTACGGGCACCTCTTCCTCGATTTGGCGTCTGCTCAGCTCAGGCGGGTAGAGCCTCTGGGCTGAAAAGGGCTTTTTAGCAGCGTCAATTATGGCTTTTAAGCCTTTACGAACTTTTTCAGCTACAAAGCTCATTCTTAATCACTTTAATGAGGGAGTATGATTGCGCCCTTTCCGGGCATGGGAGCCTGAACAGCAGCGTAAACGGCTAAAGCTGTGGCCCAGAATATATCGTCGTGGCTTCCTTCAGGATGGCTGAAGCGTATATGTCCAGTTTTCATAAGCTCATATTTTTCAATGTTAAGCTCGGAGCAAAGGTCAATATCTTGCCTTTTTCGGACAGGCTCGTAGGGTATTAGAAATTCCTTCTGCCTCATTTTCTCACGCAGGACTGTCGCCATGTCCTCTTTTGTTTGGATGGTGAATGTTATGCCCTGCACGTTTTGGATTCCGCTGTGAACCATGTCCTCAACAATGTAGTTGCCAACGCCTGTAATATCGGCGTAAACGGCGCGAACAGTTTTCCAACGATCCTGGAGGCTTTTAACATAGCCTATCACGCTTGCATATTCCGTGTTTAATGGAAAGCGGTGCACGTGGACAAGCTTCAAAATGTTGTTTGGAAACCTTTCAACGACCACGACAACCGAGTAGTCTTGTTGTTTGCCGAAGTCAACGCCAATGTAGAAGTCTCCTTGAGGCTGGTCGTGAAACTCGTAGGGCTGAAGCTCTGCATCTATGCAGCTTGCGATTAAGCTTTGGGTGAGCCAAGCATCAATGTCTTCAACAAATTTGCTTTCAAACTCCCGCTGGAAACGCTCCGCAGGAATGCTCTGGCGCATTTCCTCAATAAACTCGCGTTTTGTTAAACCCGCCTTAACAATGTCTTCCCACGTTGCCACGTGTTGGCTGTATTCTGGGTTCATGCACATCTTGTAAAAGACGCTGTCAGTGCTCCAAGGAGTGCTGCTGACTATAAGCGTTCCATCAGTTGTGCTTAACATGGGCATTATAACGTTGTAAACTACAAGCTCATCATCGCGGAAGAATGCAGCCTCATCCAAAATACACATGTTAGCCGTATAGCCCCTTAGCAGTTGCGGGCTATTCGGCAGAGCCACTATTCTGCTTCCATTTCGGAAGTGGATTACTGTTCGCTGCATTTTATATATGTTCGCTTTGCGCAAACTCGGCGGCAGGCTTGAAAGGAAGTCTTGAAGCTTGTCCGCCAAAATCATGCTTTGTCTTAGGCTTGGAGCCACTATAAGCGTAAGCGTTTTAGGATGTTTAAATGCAAACCATATTGCCCTCAAGGCAAGCGTTGTTGTTTTTCCAGCTTGGCGGCTCCAACGGACAACAATGCGCTTTTTCTGGTCTCTTAAAAGTTTGGCTTGATATTCCGTTGGTGTGAAGTTAAACCATTTTTGGCAGAAGTCAACGGGGTCTTCGGGCACTTGGACTGGTTCTTTCTTTTTAAGTCTCCTCAGCTCCTCCAGCACATCTTTCAGTTTCT